AATAATAATGAGTGTAAAAGAATTCAACAAATCGTCAGCATCTCTCGAAGCAGAAAAGAAAAAAGATGAAAATATTAGTATGAAGAAAAGGGTTGGATCTTATCTTGTTTGTTTTGGAAACGGATTTCAGACTGCTTATCAAATGTATGAGGATTATACGATTACCTGCCCCTGTGGTTCTAAAGTGAAAATAAGTAATTTCACAAGACATAAAAATTCAAAAAAACATAAACTATACGAACATCAAAATAAAGTTTCAATAAATATACGTATGTTAAAAAAATGTGGTTCGTGTAAAAAATGTATGTGTGAAAACAAATAGAACGTATTTATTGTAATATTTTAAAAGCTATTAACAGTTTTTTAAAATATATAGTATTATAAAAAAGAGAACAAATGAAAATATCAAAGAATTTGAAACCTCTTTTTAAATACGCCGGTGGTAAATTTGATGAAATCAAATACTTTGAAAAGTATATACCAACTGATTTCGACACTTACATTGAACCCTTTGTGGGAGGAGGTGGTGTATATTTTTATCTCAACCACTCTAAAAATGTAATCAACGATTTACACAATGAAGTTTATTCTTTCTACTCTCAAATGAAAGAAAACAAACAATCTATCATTGATTTTATGGAGGGGAGTAGAAATCAAGAAGAGTATTATTACCGGATCAGAGCTATGCGTCCTATTAATCAAGAAGAAATCTCACAAAGATTTTACTATCTTCGAAAAACTTGTTATAGGGGTTTAATGAGGTATTCAAAAAAGAGTGGTTTTAATGTATCTTATGGTAATTATAAAACATTCAATTTTGATAATTTGTATGATGAAAGATATGATACATTATTTCAAAACACAACTATCCACAATGAAAGTTTTGAAAAGATTTTTGAAAAATACAACAGTGAAGATAATTTTGTATTCTTAGACCCTCCTTATGATAGTGTGTTTAAGAATTATGGTGAAAATGTTTTTGATAGGGACAACCACAAGAAATTATTTGAGTATTTCAAAACAACAAAAAACAAGTGTTTAATGGTTATTGGTAAAACTGATTTTATTGAAGATTTGTATAGGGATTACATTGTAGATGAATATGAAAAGAATTATAGGATTAGAATTCACAGTGGTAGAATGAAACCTAAAAATACTCATTTGATTATCAAAAACTATTAAGAAAACAAAACAAAAAAGGGTGTAGAGGTGATGGGGTAAAAAAGAGAGTTGGTTAAATTCCAACTATTCTTTTAGATTTTAAATTTAATCAATTTAAAACCTATTTAAAGAAACAGATTCTATATAAAAAAGAGAACAATAATAATGACCGGTATTAATAAAATGAGTTTCGACAAGACTAAATATCTTAACTTCAACGACGACACAAAGAGCATTGAATGTGTCGAGCGTTTTAACCAACATAAACTAAATCACATTATAGAAAATTTCAATAACTATGTGCCTTTAATGAAGGAAGACATTGAGAAAAGACAAAGTAGAGTGAGTTATGATTACGATCCTCTTGTTATTTCTAAAACCTATTTAGGTAAATCGAGAAAAGGTAAAATCAACACCACCTTTATCCAAAAGAAAAATATAGGTCGTTTCCAAGCGTTAAAATCCATCTCCCTACAAACACTCCCAAGAAAAATAAGACATTCAATATCGTCGGAATTCTATAACGATATAGATGTAAAAAATTGTCATCCAGTGATCCTTCAATGGGTCGGTAAAGAACTCGGTATAGAAACACCCACTTTAACACTTTATAATAACAATAGAAAAGAATTTTTAGAAGAATTTAACCAAACGAAAATGGGGGTAATCTCCCTGATTTATGGGGCAAAACCAAAACAGGGGTCAGATCGAACCATCTATGCGTTATGTAATGAACTTTCTAAAATACAAGATAGCATAATATATGAACTATACCCTGAAGAATTTAAAACATATAGAACAGAGAAATACGAAAGTGGTGGAAAATTAGATAACATTACAGGGTCGTTTATGTCTAAATTCTTACAAGATATAGAAAATGAAATTTTACAATCCATGTGGAGTTTTTACAAAAACAATCACGAATGTATCCCCTGCTTTGATGGGATGTTAGTACCCAAAAATATGGATTTAAAATTAGAAGAATGCGAGCAATATATCAGAAATAATACCGGTATTCCTGTTGAATTAGTAAAGAAAGAAATGGGAGAAACACTCCCTATACCTGAAAATATTTCACCTTATCAAGAACTTCAACTGGATTTCTATGACAACAAAAGAGATTTAGTAGAAATGGGGGAGGTGGAAAAATACCTTTTAGATGAATGGGTTTATAATACGATTTGTTATGTAGAATGTAGAAGAAGTTATTATGTCCTTGAACGACTGAATGATGAAGTTAGCAACGAACAATACACTCAATGGACTGAAATGTCGAAATCAGATATAGAAGAAGACCTGAAACAGAAATTATGTGTAGTTAATGAAAATTACGATCCAAAAATAGAAGAAATAGTGAATGAGTTTACATCGACACAAAAAGTAAATAAATACTTTAAGGAAAATCCTACCCATCGTGATAAAGTGGATCAATACATAGCTACAAAATTATTTAGTTGTAATAAACAAGAAAAAGGTTATTTAAACGATGTTTTCCAAAAGAGAATTAGAGCAGCGAAGGTATTGAAACCATCCTCGTGTATCAAATCGTATAGAAACATACAATATACCCCCTTCTTAAAAAGGAAAGGAACTCCCTACGATCTAACAGACACACTCAATATTTGGACAGAATTTCCACTTGAAAACATACCTCTAAAACAGACGGTGTCATTTGAAGAAACACACATCTATAAATTCATAAGGGAAGTTTTATGTAGTAGTAATGAAGGGGAATTCAACCATCTACTCGATACGATCGCGGACATCATACAAGAGCCTTTTAAAGTTAAGGCAAACTCACATTTTTTCTATGGAAGACAAGGGATTGGAAAAACAACGTTTGCCAGTTTCTTAGCTACTTTAATAGGTAATAATAACTGTGTTTCCTATAGCAATAACTTGGATGGTTTAAGGCAATTTAACAGTGAAAGCTCAGCTAAACTGGTAAAGGTCTTTGAGGAAGTAGAAACAAAGGGGACGATGTATAAAAACCACAATCGGATCAAGGGTGAAATTACTGATAAGAAAGTACGTTCAGAAAAGAAACACAAAGACGCTGTTTATATGAGAAACTGTGCTCGCCTCTTTATGTTCTCCAATAATAAAGATGGGATTTATGTAGAAGGAGACTGTCGTAGATTTACCTTCCACGCTTGTAATAGTCAATATGCTTGTAATAATTCATATTATACACCCATTATTAAGGAAATAGAAGATATTGATTTGATGAGAACTATATTCGAATATTTCGCAACACGAGAATATGAATATACTTTAATTACAAAATGTTTCGATACAGAATTTAAAAATCAGCAGAAGATGAAAGACCTACCACATGGAATTAAATTCATAGTAGATTTGGGTAAGGATAACTTCACTTTCTATGATAAATGGGAAGATAAAAATAGAGAAGTTTTATACGGTGAAGATAAACTCCCCCTGAAGAAATTAAAGACGGCGTATAACAACTGGTGCGAGGAACAGGATAGAAAACCCAATTTCCAAACATTGAAAACACAACTCGATAAGTTAGACATTAAACTAAAAACAAGGGTGAGATACATACAAAATCCTGAAAAGAGAGCAGACTGTTATATATTAAACAAAGAGATATTAGAAGAAACTTTAAAAATATATTTTAGAAACCCCCACTATAAACTAACTCAAGATGTAGATGAAGATTAGAACATTTAAAACCCATTTAAAGAAATAAAATATACTAATAAACACAATGAGTGGTGAATCGAAAAAGAATTGGTATAAAAAAAATCCGGATTACAACAAGATGTATTATGAAAAGAACAAATTAAAAAATCATCTAAAAAAAGTTAAATGTGATACATGTGGAACTGAAGTAGCAAAAAACGCATTGAACCTACACCAAAAATCGAAAAGGTGTAAATACTGGAATACACCTGATAGAAATACTTTATTAGAAAGATTAGAACGTCTTGAAAATGTTATGAAAGAAAATAATTTAATTGTATAGATTTTTATACTTACGATAGTATAAAAATTACAGTATCAACAATAACATTTTTAACAGGATTTTTAAACTAATTTTATTTATTATAATTCCAAATGTGAATCTTACTAATCTTGTCATTTATTCTAAAGGTGAAATATTATTTTTTTTTAACAGTTTGGAGCCTGTGAAGACGTATTGTTATAACTATCTAACACCTTTTGTGAAAATACATTCACGTTCAATCTGTCCTCCGGTTTTTTAATGATCTCTTGTTCTACCTCGTTTTTAATTTCCATAAATTTCGTTTCGAATTTACTATTGTTCGCCGCCTTTAAGTCCAACTTGAAAAAACCCATTATGGCCGTTAAAGAGGAGGTTGTAATTAATAATCCAGTTAAAACGTTGGTAGATACTTTCCCCTCTAAGTTGGCCACTATGATCGGTAATAATATAGCCGGAATCATAAGAATGCTGTTTATTACTTTGTTTATAAAGAATAATCTTCCTTGTTTCTTTGATTCACGATGACATCTTTTTATTATAGTTTGTAGGTAATCATCTATGTTTTTGTTTTCAAAATCTATAGAAGCTATACTTAATCTCCTATGAGTTTCCACCTTTTCATCTTCATCCATCTTTTTTCCTTTATTATAGGGGTGATTATTTCGGCTCGTTTATATTTTTCTTATTAGTGAAAAAATCTTGTATTGTAAGCTGTTGTAAAGGTGTCTCTTTTTCATCTTTTCCAGATTTTCCGGATTTACCTTCTATTTGATCTAATTTATTTTTTATTTTACGTAATTTCTTAAAATCATCCTCCTTTGGGATATAATATTCACCTATATTTTTTAAAATTTCCTCACCCCAACTTTCTCGGTTCGTTCCGTCAAAAAAGAACCTAACCTGCTGCGGAGTTTCAGATTGGTTGATAATATACCTTATATCTTTGAACTGTTCAGGGACTTTGTCTAGTAATTCTTGCTTACCTAATTGTTTAAATTCAAGTTTAAGTAGTTCTTCCGTTTTTGGTTGAGGTAATAAAAGTGGTGAACTACCAAGACTTTTAGATGTTTCTAATTTCGGAGTGTAAAGTGGTTTTCGACCATCTCCGCCAAAAATTCTTCTTTTTAATTCTTCTAGTCTCATAGTCCTCCACCTCTCATAGCCTAGTCCTTCAGCAATTTCCTCAGGTGTATCACCATAATTACTACCACTGGGTATTAATTTATCACTTAACTGTTCTTTATCACCCTCCAACACTTTTATTTTTTCAATTCGAGGCCTAGGGTTCCCATATATCCTGCCCATTTCGTTATAAACTTGTTTTTCTTTCAATATTTTTTCTTCCATATCTTCCGAAATTTTCTTCTCCACTTCAACTACATTTTGTTTCTCAATTGTAGCACTTCTTAGCGATCCGTATTCAGCTCTTGATGTATTTAATTCAACACATGATAAAGTTTTCTGTTTATATACTTTATCCGGATTATTGCTGAACATCTGTCTATTACCGAACCCTCGACGTTGGTTAAGAGTTCTAATGTCATAAGTATCGCTGCTGTTTATTGTTCCCTGTTTATACCCATAGGTAAGGGGTGATAGCATGCTATCTTTGTTTTCTCTCAATTTCATTTTTGGTAAGATTGAAGATGTTGTGAATTGTTCAGAACAATTCGCATCTTCATAACCATATCTTGATATTGCT